TCTCTCGTGAGCTTATCGCCTGCGTGTACAAGGTAAGAGTTTGTGCTTGCTTCGCTGATTTTGTCAAGCTGAGCTGCAACTTTTCTATGCTCTTTCGCATTTCCGTAACAACCGCCGATCGCATGATGAATCATCATTGTTGTGTTTGACGGCATTACAATCTTGTCAGCCGCCATTGCGACGACAGAGGCAATTGAACAAGCCATACCGTCAATGTATGCAGTGACCGGCACACTCTGCCTTTTTAGCAGATTGTAAATCGACACGCCCTCATCGACATAACCGCCGATTGAGTTAATATAGAGCTCAATGCTTTCAATTTCGCCTGCTTTTTCAATTGCTTTACGAATATATTCGGCGCTTGTTTTGGATTCAATAAGGTCGCCCCAAATATTCAAGTAGCTCGGCTCGATTTCGCCATAAAGATATATCTGCAAGACACTCTGATTTTCAGCAATCTGCTTAATGTTGTAACTTCTACTTTTCATTTATTCACCACCCTTCAAAGCATTTGCTATTGTTTGGTAATTTTTAGTAATGTAATATGTATGCGCCCAAGCCTCTGAGCAAGGGAGCATATTGCAATATTTTTGAGCCTGTGCAGGCGTCAACACACCGCTGGCAATTGACTTATCAAGATTGTTTGCCTGACTGATTGCGTCAATGTGTCTGACTGTCGTTGTGTCAATTAAGAGATAATTGCCTTTGCTAAATTCGGTAGCGCCGAATCTCTTTTTTGTAATCTCTTGCTCAAACATACTTGCAATCGGATCAATTGCGTTTCCAATAGCGCAATCCATTGCATCAGACAATTGCGATGCTTCACCGCTTAAAATTGCCGGCGGAATGTGCAAAGCATTGCCAACAATCGTGTATGCCTCGGTTTTTAACTTCTGAATGTCGTTAATCTCGCTGTTCGTAGTCTTTCCGGCATCGGTTGAGGGTTCTGAATATTTCATACCCTTAAAAATCGGCATAACAGCATTTTTGTTTGAGTAAAATGATTTAAACTGCTTTGCCAAAACTTTGTTGTAGGTTTCGGCAAAATTTTCATCGCCAAAACTGTAATTTTCAAGCTCCAAGATTCCCTTATGGCCGACCGCCTTGTTATATCTTTCCTGAGCCGATAACATCAACTGTTCATATGTATTGCACATATCAGCCAATAAGCCGTTAAGAGCAAAGTTGTTATATCTGAGGTAAATTACCTCGCTCTCTAAAAAAGTGCGCTGATATGTAAAATTTCGGCAAGTAACACCGCTGAAAGAATCATCAATCAATGCGTGTTCTGCCCTTGAAAAACTGTCCGCAATTAAAAGCTGATTGTCGGCTGTTTCGATAATTAACAGTTCATTGTCAAAAATCAATTTTGCGACAGCCTGCGTAAAAAATTCGATTTTTGTTTGATGTTTGTTAGGTGCATAGTTCCACAGATAGTATTCAGCTTTGCGACTTTCTCGGTTATTGTTTACCGTCACAAATTCGCACTTTGCCAAGCTTCTTGCGATAAAATCAATTGCAGTAAATAAGGCAAGTTCGGTTAAATGAAATCTCTGTTCATCAACTGTCGAGCCGTCCTCGTTAAATTCCGCTGCAACGGCAGCTTTTCTAAAAAGATTTTTCACCCAGTTTATTACTTTCATTTTTTCACCTGCCTTTAAAATACAATTGCGTTAAAGCAATTCTTAAGTTCATCAACCGACATCGGCTGATTTTGTTTTAGTAAATCAAGTTGCGTATATGCAGCAACAAATGCCATAAATCCGTCTGTTTTTCGTGATTTTGGCTCAATTTTGCCGTAGATAATATTGCCGTTTTTATCATCAACGGCAGAAGTGTTGTTTGTGTACCAACGCATTAACGCCGAATCGCCCCAAACAATGCGGTGATTAGCGAAATCCGAAGCAATCAGAGGAGCTACAAGCATTTTATCCGAAGGCCTTACAAGTTTTAAATTGTTTCGTCCTTTACGATCACATTCAAAACCTAACTGCATTAACGGCTCTTTTAAAAGCGTGTATCGGTAATTATCCAAAGCTCCGCCGACGATGTTGTAATGCTTTTTCTGCTCTCTCAACCAGTCAGCGACGATTTCAGGCGGGATTTCCGCTCCATCAATCCTTTGTAAATCAGGCTGTTGAGCATAAGGAAATTTAATTCGTCCAAGGTCTGCCGATTGCGAACAGTACCATGAAAACGGTTTCCATGCGATTGAGCCGTCAATCAAAAACATTAAACCGATACCCAAAAAGTCAGTAGTTTTGGTGTAGTCAATGCCAAAAACACACGGCTTGCCCTCAAGGTCGGGGAGAGGCCTGTTTGTAGCTTTGATATTTTCCCACGAGGTTACAGGATTCGCTTCTGTTCCTTGCGGTAAATTCATTCTCTTCGTCATGAATGAAGGGTTATTATTCGGATCAATTTTCCATTTTTCGTATTCCTTCCGAAGTTCTCGGAGTAAGTTTGGGAAATATTGCAAGCTTGGATTTGCTTTGTACCAATTTTGTTCGTCATGAACTTCCTTTTCGTCATTTAATCGGCAAATAAAATAAAGCGTGCCGTTATCGGGCGCATCACCGTTCAAAACCTCAAGGCCTCTCGCAAACTCTTGGTCAAGCGGACCGTCTCTCACATATCCCATTGTTGTGGTTGTCGTAGTTCTCGGGAGTGGCTTTTTCCCTAAACCGGTGACAAACACGTCAATAAGCTTGTAATTTTCATATGCGTGTTTTTCATCAAAATCGACCTTGCCCGGTCTACCGCCGTCTTTCGTTTTGCTGTTCGATGTTCTGTATCTGATTGTTGAATTTGTTTTTATATTTACAATTTCGGTTTTATTCCACTTAAAATGCCGCTGCATTTTGGCTGAATTGTTTTCCAAAATTTCGTAAATGTCGTTAAAGCTTGTTTTTGCTTGTTCTTCCGAAGTCGCGCAAATGTCGATGTCGTAGTTTTTAATACCATTCACTGGTGTTAAAAGTGCGAAATCCTCAAAAGCTAAATAGCCGTTCTTACCTGAGCCCCTTCCGACAATAAGTACAAGGTCGGGAAAGCGTAAGACGCAGGGAGCTGAATATGTACAATTATGCAATGCAAAACAAAATTTTTCCCATGCGAAAAGTTCATAAGAAAAATATTTCTGCAATGCCAAATACTTTTCAAGTTGTTCTTCGTCAACATAAATTTCTTCGTTTTCAAAGACATTTTCAACAAACTTTATTAGTTGAATTTGCTCACGGCAGACACGATATTTACCGCTTTTAACAAGGTCGATGTAATCGTCTATGACTTTACAGTTCGTCATCCGAATCACTCTCGACTTTGTCAATTGACAGCCCCATTTGCGAGAGGATCGCTAAACGCTGTTTGTTGTACATTACGGCATTTTTTACAGAGGGGTTATCCTTCATGTACTCTTTACCTGTGGCGCTGATAGCTTTGTATGTTAAGCCATTTTTGCGGATGTCCGCCTGCATTTTACGCTCAAGCTTAGTACAGAAGATGTAACTGTCGATTAAATCTCTATAGACTTCAATGTTTGCCCCCTTCAAAGTCAGTTGCTCAATTAAGCTGTCTTTGATTTCTGCAATTTTAATCTGCGCCATTTATGCTACTCCTCTCTCAAAAATTTCTCGTGTGCGTGCGCGAGACCAAACTGTCGTGCCTTTATACCGTTATCCATTGACCTCAGAATTTTTCGATTTTTTACCCGGGGGTATGTCTTTTTTTTGACTTACCACCTCTCGGCAAACTCATCTTTTAATTTTTTTGATTCGTACTTGTGATGTTCTTTGTAATGGCAGTCTTTGCATAGACATTCGAGGTTGTTAATATCAAGAGCAAGGTCAGGCCTTGCTTTGAGATACAGTTTGTGATGTACCGCCTCGCAAGGGCTGTACTTACCCACAGCACGACAGCGTTCACATTCGTAATGTTCTTTCGCTTTTTTTGCATCTCGAACTCTTTGCCAATCAGCTGTTAAATAAAACCTATATGCCTTACCCTCACGGATTTGACGGACAATCCAGTCCGTTGTTACTTTTCGTTTTATCATTACAATTTAATTTTACAACAGGTTTAATCGCTTCTACTGACATCTTTCTTTGTGCAATATGTACAAATGTTAAGCCCACGAAAGTTTGCACAAAGCAATCGTGCCTCTTTAAGCCAACGAAACACCGTGCGTTCGTCGGTATAATTGCTAACTGCAAACTTAGTCACCCTCAAATTTATCTCACCTTTATGCAATGCCGCTGTTGGTGCAACAAAGTAAACAGCGTTGACAGCTTGACAGATGTAGTCTTTGCCGCTGTTTGTCAAGTCATTGAGTGTGTCTATCACCGCAAGTAAGTCAAGCCGTAACGCTTGACGCATTGTCTCATCGGCAACGACTTGTGCTTTGCTCGGATAACCGAGAGCGGCATAAGTCCTAAATTGCGCAATGGTGTAATCTCTTGTCGAATCTCTCAAATTCTTGCACCTCCGATTTTTTTATGTTTGTGAGTGTCGGCCAAGTAAGTAAAATAAAAGCTTGCTCCTGTGTAGTCATTTATCCACATTTCGTCTTTGTAAAAATAATATCCCTCGGGACAAGGCAAAGCCTCACCTCGTTCGAGTTTTCTGTATTCTCGTTTTTTTCCTTCAACAACTTTGACATCAGGTTTGGCAAGGTTGCGAGATGTTTTCAAGCGCTTCTTACCATTGACATCTTTGCGGATGTACTTGGCAAGATCAGCATAGTTTCCGTCTTGGTAAAGTGGTGTGAAATTGATTCCGTTTTTCCATGGCCAACACTCCGTTAATATTTCTCTGACGCAATCTTCAATCACGATGTGCAAATGCCAATTCTTTCCGAGCTTGCCACATTCGCAGTAGCCGATGTATTTAAACTTGATTTGTTTCTTATCTGTCCTGCGTTTCACTCGCTTAAAAAAATTCGATACAACCCTCTCAAATTCATCTTCGGTAAATTTGCCAAACGGAGCGGAGAATCTTGCGAACCAGTCCCCCTCAGAGAAGTTGCAGAGGATAAGCCTCTGTGTGTGTTGTTCTCCTCTGATGCGGTTTGCTTTGGCTTGCTTTTCGTTTGTTCGGGATTGATTGATTTGTCGAGCAAGATTTTTCTTATTACGTTTGCGAATGGACTTGTAATATTTAACCTCAAGCAAAGGGCCTGATTTAATTTCGGCTTTGTACGTAAACATATTTAATCCTTTATTATATATGTAAAAACTAAAACGGTCACTTAATTAATTCCTTGAGCAGGCTATTAAAGGAGTATCTCAACTCCTTTTTTGTGACTATTATTATTCTGTTATCGTATTAAAAAGTCAGATGATATAAATATGCAGTAGTCCGTCTGACCACCGAACTACTGCTCTGTGCAACCTTGCCGCTGCAATTGTGTGTTTGATTTTTGGTGCATTCTTTTTAACAGCTTAATCAAAAGCGGAAGTCGTCGCTTTGATTACTTTTTTGAATATAGGATTTAACTTGATTTGAATTTTCTTTAAGATTTTGCACACGGCAAGAATATTGCCTTACTTTAAATACCGAAGTATTCTTTGTAGCTTTTTGCGATTCCTCGACAATCATCCGACTTAACCGGCACGTGACAAGCTACCTTTCTAATGTTATCAGCATCCAGCTCTTTGAAAATTTCTGATGCTCTCGTTTCTTCCGTTGACTTGTAAAATTTAAAGAGCAAATCCACAAATGGTATGTTGCCGAACTCGTCCAAAAACGCTGTATCATTTTCGGTTAGTGTTTTTAAACATTTTTCCTTGTATGTATCCGATGTGTCCGATAAGATAAAAAGTTTGTTATAAACATCGTGCTTTGTGAGCAGGTCAATTATCTGTAAAGCGATTTGCAACACATTAGTATCGTGATCAGCAATTGCCTTTGACAGCTCCGTTAGCTTGCAGGAGGTTTCTCTTGTGCGTTTAATCCACTCGATATGCTCTTTGCCAGCAAAAAATGTGTCAGTTCTAAATCTGCGATACTCTTGCAATAATTTATACTTAGCCTTGACGCAAGACTTAGCGGATAGTAAGCCTATCTTTGTGCAGCTGTATATGGCAGACATCGACAACACTAACCAACGATTAAACATATCCAAGCTATTGAGCGTAGCCACATCAAGGTCACCGTCAATAAAACCTATCACAAGTTTGTCGAGTTCCGACAATGTTTCTGCCGGTGTCGGCTTGTCCTGCGTTTCCACTGGAATTGTTTTTTTGGGTTCAGTCATCATTTTTTCCACTCTCCTTACCTGCTTTATTTTTCTTTTCAAAATAAAATACAACAGGATTGTCAGTTTTTTTAATGAGGCCATATTTTATCGCTAATCGAAAAATAAAAACCTTTTCGAGGCCCGAAAGCAACTTTCCCAATGCTTTTTTAAAATCTTCGACTGTCCTTGTTGACTTATAAAAATTGCACATTCTGCAAGCAGGATTATAATTTTCGATGTCATTCGTACCATTGTACCAGTACACGCTCTGTATATGGTCAACCTGCATGTCCTTTAATTCGAGTGTACAACCGCAGTACGCACAGCGGCCGCCGTACTTCTCGTAAACTTTAAGCCTTGTTGCTTTTGATATCGATTTTCTCTGACTCAACCAAATCACTCTCCTCAATCATTTTCTTTTCCTCCTAATTTGCGTAATCGTACAAACCGAGCGGTTTAATTTTTCTTGCGGCGATTTGCGCTACAAATTCTCCGTAGCTGTAGTTTGTGCCGTGCTTTGCATTGTAATCGGCACAGTAAAGACACATTCTGTCTATTCGGTCGAGTTTCTTCTTGCGACCTCGTTTCTTTTTTTCTTCACTCATTTATTTCACCTAATTTCAAATACTTTAATATTTTTTTGCTTGCCTCGTCGCAACCATAACATACAGCGACAGCGTAGCCTTGTTCATTAAGGCTTTTAAGCCATTCGGTTTGTTTTTTGGTCGGCTTATTTTTGCCGTACTTAAGTTCAATAAACAAGCCGTGATAACCTCCACGGCTGACCGGTAAAAACAAATCCGGCACACCTGCCTTTACCCCTTGCTTTTTAAGGTTGGCCGCTTCGAGCTTATTCCTACTCCCACCGTTCGGAATGTGGAACATCAAATCAATTTCAGGATACTTTGCCCGGATGAAGGTCGTCCACTGAAATAACTTCCGCTGTTGGTCAGCTTCATACTGCTTCATCGGCAGGTCATCCTTTCTTGTTTTTCAAAATCATATCGCTTTCAATGTATAATGATTTCAATTGTCTCACAAAATCTTCATCAACAATTTCATAAGCACATATAAAGCCGTATGCAATCATTCCAAATTTAACAGCGAAGTACGGAGTACCTTTGAAGTCCTTACGCAGTGCAAGTGCCATTGTTTCGTTTGGCATATCCACAAAAGGATTAAGATATACTCTGTCAATAAACATTAAGCCCTCTGCGGTGCTAATCGGGAGCATTACTTTACCGTCGTATATAATGCTTATATCCCACATTTCAGCCGGTGTTTCATCCGCCAAATAATCCTCAACATCAATCAACGGCTTGGTTTGACTGATTGTAAATCTAATCTTATCTCTCTGCGCATCGTTGATGTCATAGAGTTTGCATATGTAATCTTCATTGAGTTCCGGCAAGCCGAAAATAGGATAGACCGCATAGCCATCTGACAGCCATTGCTCACCTTTTTCATTACCAAAGATTGAAATAACTTTATTCTTTTTACATATGTCGAATGCTTTTTTTATTTTCATTGTTAAACCTCATTTCAACAGTTCATCTATCGAAATTTTAAATAAATCTGATATAGCTATTATGGTATTAATATCAGGTTCAAATTTTCCGTGTTCATAGTTAGATATACTTGTTCTACTCAAGCAGAGCTTTTCGCCTAATTCTTCCTGCGTTAATTTATGTTTAAGCCTTAACGCTTTTAATTTTTCGGGGAACGCCAATATTATCACTCCTCATTTAGTAGCCCCAGCTGTTGTGCCAACGCAACAACAGCGTTTACAATCAAATGCAAATCCTTGCCTTTAATATCGCACATACGATATCTGACTTTGATAGTTTCTTCTTCATTGTCGATTTCATCAAAACTAACAACTACACCTTTATTTAAGGTTTCTATTTCGCCGTTATCGTAATTAACGGTGATATTTTTAATACCTCTCATTCTTCTACCTCACTTTCAAGCCATCCTTTGTCAGAATTGTATCTTTGTGCAATTGCCGACAAGGCGTTGTAGCAATAAGTTTTATTTCTTTCATTTACTTTCACTCTTATTAAATATGATTTCGTAAATAACTTCGTTATGGTATTTCCCACGTCGATCCTTTAAAAAGTCTGTAAACACAAACTTTTTGCCGTTATAGTGTTGACAATAGTTATCATAATGCCCCTCAACAGGGTTTCCTTGAACCATTCTCCACTCCATTCGGTGAATATGGTAGTCGTTGATTATCTTTCTTAGTTCCTTATAAACATCGAATCCAATCGTGGTATTATTCCTGTCGAAAGCAAACAATCCAAAGTTATAAACACAAGAAGAATACCAATCAACAGAATATGCAAAATACCCTATTAGCTTGTTGTCCTTACCGATAATAGCGTATTGATAGATATTTCCGCTGCTATTTTCTTCGATCGTAGGCAACTCATTGCCTAAACACCCCATATAAAAAAGCATATTGTCGGTGTAGCTATATTCTAATAGTTTTGCAAATATTTCATCTCTGTATAATATTGCAGGTTTAAGCATTGTTTTTACTCCTATTTATCTAACATATTTTTGATGTGCCTGATAAACATCAGATTCATCAGATCTTGCGTATATTTGTGTTGTAGTCAGTTCTTCGTGGCCAAGCATTAGTGATACTTGTTCAATTGGCATGCCGGCTCTAAGGGCATCGGTAGCCATGGTTCTTCTGAATCTATGTGGGTGACAATTTTCGATTCCGATGTTTCTACCAAGCTCACGAATGATATTTTCTATTTGTCCTTTTTCAAGCCTTTTGTATTCACCTTTTATTTTTACTTTACTAACGAACAAAGCATTGTTGGTGTCTGACCTCGTATTTTCGTATTTTTCCAAAGCAAGTTTTGCTTGTGCATTAAGATATACGTATCTTTGCTTGTTACCTTTGCCTGTGATAATCAGTTTATCATCTTTAATGTCACTGCGATTTGCATTTTCCACTTCTGTAACTCGACATCCTGTCGATAATAGAAATTCTATGATTGCCTTCAACCTCAAATCTTTTCCGGCAGCATCTCTGATTTTTTCGGTTTCAATCGGTGTAAACGGCTTTCTGATTACCTTTTCAGCTTTTATTTTTGTGATTTTTTCTGCTGGATCATTTGGTATGTAGCCTTCAATTCTCAGTGTTTTAAAAAATGATTTTAAGTATCTTAATTTTGTATCAAGATAACTGTTTGATACATTTTTATTTAATTGTTCAAAAGCAAGGTATGCACGAATATCATTAACCTTAATGTCTGCGATAGGCTTATTTATTGCTTTAAGCATCATTTGTATTTCATTGTTATAAGCTTTTAGACTTTTGTCAGTTAAACCACTAATTTTTTTAATGGCTAAAAAAGTATTTACTAATTTTTGATTAGGAGTAACTGTTTCGGTAGATAAAGCGTAGGTTTCTTTTTTTAGAGAATATTTTGTCAACAAGACTGACAAAATTTGCTCAACCTTGTTTGCCTCATTCACAGACATATACTTTAGGCATTGTGTTGTTACCATTCGTACGAATTCTGTTTTATCATCCATAGATACACCTTCTTTACTTTCGGTTTTGCTTTTGTTGCAGTATTGCATATTTTTTTCGCGCTTGATATAGGCGAGCTGACCTGCAATCACTACAAAAGTCAGCACTTTTTCGTTCAAAAAAATCTTTTCCGCAACGCTTACAATGTTGTACGGGTATTCTTTTAAACGATGTGCAACTATCGCAATCTTTTTCACATGCAATGCAGCCTTTAATATTACTCCAATTCAAGCACATATCCTTTTGCCAATATTCACTGTATTCCTCATCAACATTTGAGTTCGTTTTTGCAACACAAAGTAAATCTCCTGCGATGATTGATAACAATAGATTAGCTTTGTTTTTTTCTTCGTCCGACATAAGTCGCTTGTATTTTAACGGCTTGTCAGGCGTTCCGTCTCCAAAGTTTCCGTTGCCTATGTAATTTCGCACTTTATCAAGATTTTCCGTGAGATACTTATCAAACACACGTCCTCTGATAGCTTTAACTGAGCGACCGATTCTGTCGGATATTTCTTCATATTTGCATCCGCATTTAATCATTTCGCCAAGTAAAGTGTATTCAGATTCAGCCCATTTTTGATGGTTATCGGCTTTTATCGGTCGATATTTAATGTTTAGGTCATTGATTCTGCGTTGTATCGCTCCTTCACTACGGCACAATATGTGTGATAGCTCTTTGTAGCCATACTTTTGCTTTTTAAGTAATTCTTCGAGAAGGTTATCTTCTCTGCTTGTCCATGGAGTCGCTTTGATAAACCTGTTCCTTAACATGTCTGCCTCTCGCTTTTGGTTTACCCAATCAGGCTCAGGCCCCAGTTGATATTTTTCAAGTTTTGAAAAATCTAAAAAATATTGATTTTTCTCCGCCCACGTCCAAAATTCATCTATGTAAACAACGGTAAAATTTGTTTTTGAACTTCTTGATATGTTGTGAGTAGGCAGATTTCTATTTTTTACCCACGATGTTTTTAAATAAGTGGCAGAAGTGTTTGGGCGAATGAGTTTATAAAGATTACTTATTGTGATATATCTATAGCCATTAGTCAAAAAAGGTCCTAAGTTTAACTTACCGGCTTTTAGCCTGATTGCACATTCAGATCTATCAAGGTGTTTTGTTATAGTGGCCATATTAACGTTGCCCCAAGCAGATACAAGATAATCTATTTCATCGGCCGTCCATGTTTTATTTAGCCTCGACATTTTGTAAATCTACCACCTTACTATCTCATTAAGCTGTTTTTTAATGATTTGTAAAAGCGCCTCTTCTTGCATAGATTCATACCTTCTTATAGCAGTTTTAGAACACTCAGCAAAATAGTTCGTATATGGATCACTCAAACTATCTCCAATTTTAACCACCGCTGCACAACCTATCAGCGACAGTGCTGTATAGCACATCAGAGCAGTTGATTTGCTGAGCTCTTGGCAGACAATGACACACTGTGTTTGATAATTGATGTCATGATTTTTCAGCACCTCACAAAACGCAATTACATTTGCTCCGCCACCGACCGTAGGCTCAAGAACCGAGATATATCCTTTTTTGGATAATTCAGCTTTTGCATTTTTCTCGTCAAACGAGCTTTCCGCCATTGCATAAGATACGGTGTACGGCGTGAAGAATTGTCCAAGAGCGCTGCTTCCCATATCAAGTTGCATATACAAATCCCCCAAAAAATCTTGAAATGGATTTGCTTCGAGTGCATTAGTTATCTCGGCAAAAATTTTTACAATTGTTTCAAATTCGCTTTCATTATAATTTTTGACGATGTCTTTATAGCGATTTTTGTTTTTTTCAAATGTTTGATTAAAGCAAAAAATGTTCTGAATGCTTAGCGCAAACATTTCTATACAATCGTTGAACACTTGCCACAATGACCTTGATCTGGACAATTGGTTGAATAATTTAACAAGTTCTTTGTATTCGGATTTAACTTTGATTGTTGCCATTTCCTTCACCTAAAGCGGGCATCTGCACCTGCCCGAATCGGTATTACTGAAAGAAAGTAGATAGGTATGTATTAATTTATCAAAAGAGGGAATTTATAATCTCACAAGTGCAGTTGTGTGATTAACTTATTTAATTTATTTTACTTCACCTGTTGTGAAAATCGGATGTGTGCCGTCACGGAGCTGTATCTCCTCATCAGACATCACATAGCCGAGTTTGCAAAGCAAAGTGTAAAATTTGTTTAATTCCGGGTTGTTTTTTCGGCTGACTGTCTTGTCCGAATAATTTACACTGATACAATCGAACGAACCGTAAATTCTCTGGCTCAAAGCGTATGCCATCGCCATTAGCATTCTGCCGCTGTCATTGTTCCAATGTTCGTTGATGTAGCTGTCTATGTTTTCATCATCTTCAAAGTCGTGTTCGATAATTTCTTCAAAACGATATTTTTTGTTACTGGCTCCTGCCGCCACTTGGGCTACAATAAACTTCACAAGCTCCTGCTTTTTACTGCTGTCATTGAAATTTGTATCAAGCATAAAGCCTCTTCTGAGAGCCTCACAGCGTTCGTCTATTTCTTCCGCCTGTTCAAGAAGCTCGTCCCATCTCTGCTCTTCAAGCTTTCGCTTTTCTTCTTCGGGATCGTTCTTTTCCTGTTTTTTCAATGCTTCTGCGTAAATGTAGATGTTTGGGCTATACGCGAAATAAAAATATCTTTTCCTGCCGTCCGCAAAATCTTTACCGACCAAATCTTTGAGCGCAAATATGCCCATGTATTCGTAGTCGTTCGGGATTTCAGTGAATCCCTGCACTTTGGTCATTCCATGTTCAAGACAGAGCTTTTCAATTTTTTCTTTTTCTTCATCTGTTTTCTGCTTTTTAACGGCAGAATACAAAAGATTATCAAAGTTATTCGTTCCGATTGATTTAAGCAATTCATTCCTTACATCAATATCCTTAATCTGATTCAGCCTGTCATAATCCTGCAAGGTTGGCTGTCGGATTTGGCTCTCTTTGAAAGCTTCTGCGTCAAGCTCACAGAGCTTTACTCTTCGCCTTATTTTGCTTTCTGAAAATCCTGTTTTTTCGGCAACCTCTGCAACCGTATCACCGAGGTCAAGCAACAGCTGACAGCCCTTTGCTTCTTCATATACGGTTAAGTCGGACCTTTGCATATTCTCTGTGAGCATCGTTGACAGCTGTTCTTTCTCTGTCATTTCAACAACAGCGCATGGCAGTTCAGTTAATCCTGCCTGCTTTGCCGCTGCTAATCTTCTGTGTCCTATAATAACCGTGAAATCATCCCAGTTATCATTGTTTGGCACTACGGTCAAATTCTGCAAGATACCGTTTGCTTTGATAGATTCCGCAAGTTCCGAAACATCGCCGATAACCTTTCTCGGATTATCGGGATGCGGATGAAGTTTTTCAACCTGTATCATTTGTAATTTAGATTTTTTATTCATTTATATAATCTCCTTGATTTTCGCAAGGTTATCTGATATAATAATGTTGGACTGTATTTGTACATTGCAGATAGCCTTGTGTTATTTGCCGACCGTTGATTGTAATGCAAGCAATCAACGGTCTTTTTCATTTGCGTTTAAAATGTAATCAATCATATGCAAACACACTCTAATATTTAAAACCGATGGATTTAATAAGCATTCACGCATATCTTTGAGTATATGCGGTATGTTGTCAATAAAATCAATTGTGTATCCTGTATTTTCGTAGTCGTAAAGTTTGCGGATACAGCCGTAAAACTCGTTTGGTACATCTTTGTAGTCGTGCATTTTACCGTAGATGTCCTTGACTTTGATTTTGTTGTTTTGATTTATGGTTAATCTTTTCATTGGTTTGCCTCAATCGGATTGCAAACTACACCGTCAACAGTTTCTTCAAGCTCAACAACATTCTTGAGGGTGAGCTCAGCGAGAATATTCTCAACCTCGGGCGGTACGCTCAACCCCTCTGCACTGCACATTGCAAACAGCGAGTTTATGATTTTTGCTATTCTGTTTTTAACAAACTCGTTGCTTGCGGTCGTTGCATCAAGTGCTGATTCTGTGTTTTTAAGACTTTTGCGTATGTGGTCAAGCGTTAATTCGCTGAAGAACAGCTTGTCTTTCAGCGTTTTTTTAGTCTGTATGTTTTTAAATATCATAATCGCAATGCTCCTTTTCGTTATTTATTTGATTTGCGACATCTCGCATGGATGTCGATTTTATGACAGATATAATTGAAAAAATCGTAATTCTTAGAGCGTTCGGCTCGGCGATTGTCACACTTTGATTTGTACTCAAGGTATTTTTCACAATCTGTATGACATCTTGTTGTCCGTATCTGACAGCCGTAGCACGGCGAATTTACCATTTTTACGCCGTCCTTTCGTTGATTGTATTTCCGCTGCCGATCAATTTGTTGAGCAGTGTAGTCAGTAAGGATATATCTGCACCGCTTGCATAGGTCTTTAGCCGGTCAATCGGTATGTTGTAGCTCCAACGCCCTTTGTCGCTCTGTACGGCTGAACCGATGGGCAGGGTTTGCTTTTTAAGCCCCTCGTAAACATAGTTGAGAGCAACCCCGAGATATTCAGCCGCCACGGTCGGCGGTACATCTCTGTACTCCTGATTTGTTTTAGGGTTGATAAGGATTTTGTCGTTCATTTAATCACCTCAAATCTATACTTGTGCAATATTCAGCCTGAGTTTCGACAGCTCGTGTTCTTTCGTTCTGATCAGCTTATCCGAAACCCTGACCGAATATAAATAATCTTTAACCGTCAATCCGTATCTACCTCACTTTCAAGCCAATGTTTCGTACAGTCAATGCAACTGCCGTTAAATCGCCCTTCCATAGCGCAACCGACATACGGAGTGCCATACGGGCAGTCGAAAAAAGTTCATACAACTCCGAGCCATTTCGTCAATTGACATCTGTTTGATTTTTTCAAAGTTTGTCATTTTGCCTGTTCTCCTTTATCAAACAACATCTTTTATATTTTTTTCCGCTTCCACAAGGACAAGGTGCGTTCCTATGACTATTCTTAGGTGGGTGATATGTAACGGTAGCGAGAAAAGATATATTACAATCTTGTGTATAATACTCACATATGTCAGCAGGCTCTTTAGTTATATGGGCTTTCATTCTTGCTCCCCCTTTCTTGCTCATTCCATAATTTCAAAATCTCGTGATATTCTTCATCGTTTAAGTTAAGTCCTGTTTTTACATATACGCAATCAATGCAATAACTTGAGTATTGCAATCCGCATTTTTTACAAGGCATTGTTACTCACTCCTTGTCCATTTTTGCACCGCAATAAGGGCAATATGGATACAAATCAATGCCCTCGTAAAAAGTGAAAAAATTTTTACACTCAGAACATAAATAATTTGTATAGTCGACATCCCCGCTGTCGTATTCCCACTTTCCGTGCCTGATTTCTTCCATTTCACACACCGTAGCATGATTGGGTTTACTACCGTCAACTTCGATAATATGCTTAACTGTTTCGGCATTTCGTTTTGAATTAAAGTATATCGTGTTTACACTACCATCTGCGAACGGTATATCCAATGCATAGTCACCGCAAAAATCACGGATTTTTAATTCTTTTTCAATCATCGCTCTTCACCAATCCTCTCCGTCAAAACTTAATTGCCCCGGTAAAACACCATCCTGCATCCACCAGTGATAAACCTCAAGTCCGTTAGCGTGTTGTGTAGCTTTGCCTCTTTGCTTTCTCACTTCAAGCATCTTGTCGAATGCTCTTATATACAAATTTCGGTACTTGGGATATCGTGCAAATTCCGCAAATCTCTTCTTTTTACCTGCCAACGGACAGCCGATGCATCCAACACGATTAAATCCACAATTGTATAACGGATTAAGAATAAGATGCTCTTGGTTGATGTACTCCTTAACATCATTATCCGACCAATCGCAAATAGGGTTGAATATTATTTTTCCCTGCAACTGACAATGTTCAACTATCTGCCTCTTATCGTCATTGTCATTGTTAAGGATAATTCTATCGGAAGGATTAGGAGTATAGGTTTCAATAACTCCTTTCGACTGTCTTTTCGTGCTTTCCGCTCTCCGCACCCCTGTGACGAGGGCACGATTCTTACCGCCTGTTTCTTTCAGGATTGCACAACAATATCTTACTAGCCGTGTAGGAGGAATACCTTTTTGCACTATCAGTGACCACATAGATGTCGGCTTGCCCTTGTATCTCGGCATATCAATGTTGCATTTTATGCCTTTAGATTCCAACTCCTTAAATTTATTGCGTATGTGGTAAACTGTTTCGGGAGCATCAGCCGTTGTGTGACTATGTTGGACCTCAAAGTCTATACCCGATTTAATCGCTAAATCTAAAATAATGTCGCTATCTTTACCGCCTGAGTAACAAAGCATAAGCGGTTTATCATAGTAGCGTTTACTTATTTCTGCTCCGTCACGAAGTCGCATTATAGCAACCTTTTCTAAGTCCATTACTTTTCACCGCCCTCAATAGGCTGATTCCAACATTCAACGCAGTTATGGTCTTTTCTGCAATCATCTATGCTCATAAGCCCTAAACGAGAAGGACAAAAATGGGGTGATCCGTCCTCGTCAAGCGGAGCGTTCGGATAATTCTTCAAAAACTCACTTAAATAAGTTTTCCGTGGGTGTTCGTCCGACCACCTCTGAACGATTTCGATTGCCTTTTCAGGATAGAGCATTTCAAAACCTGTACATGATAGCCCTTTATTGTTATTTACACTACATAAAGGACAGTTAGAACAGCCAAGTTTACATAGCCCATTCTCTGCTCTTTTCGTCATTCTTCGTTTTTCAGCGAAATAATTCTCTGTTTTTGAACAGTCAATCATTTTTACCATTCCTTTCTTGTGTTTTATTCCTTACAATGCTAAAATCAAATTGTAAGGAGGTGATGCTTATGCGTTTAAATAACGACTGTGTTCGTGATATTCTTTTGAGTGTAGAAGAAGTGTGTGATTTCAACGAATCCTTTCGATACAGTAAATTCAGCAACGATTTTGAAAGGCTTCAACCATACTCTCATGATGAAATTATCTACCACATTAAACAATGCAAACTTGCAGGCTTAATTACTTCAATGTTCGCTACTGACGGTGGCGACTATTTAGAAGTAGGTGATTTAACTCCCGAAGGTCACAAGTTTTTAGCAAATATTCGTAACGATGATATATGGAATAACGTTAAGAAGATTGCCGGAACCGTGGGAAGTCACTCGCTTTCTGCAATAACACAAATATCAGCGAATGTTGTTACTCAGCTTATAAAAGCTCAATTTGGAATTACTTAAATCTTATTGTCTTGCCGGCGGCTTCTTTGGAGCAGTCGGCAAGTTCTTTGTCAGTGGGTATTCTGAAATTCTTTGTACAATAAACTACCATTGCTCTTGTAGCAATTTTCCATTTTACAGCTTTTATGATTGCCACTACTGCTACTACGGTAGCGACTACAGCATATATGGTTAGTGCCATTTTTATCATTCCTTTCTGAGGTAATAAGTTAAGCAGACTGCTTAAAAAACTGCCTTGGATCAACATCAAGCACCTGACATATTCCCAAAAACTCTTCTGCTGTAACCTTACGGTTGGAATTTAATATTCTTGAAATTGCATCAGCGGTCATTCCAGTATGCTCGCACAAATATGATTGTTTAATTCCTTTTTCTTCGACAATCTTTTTAAGTTTTTCGTTCACAGTCATACTTTTTACCTCCTTTCGACTGTTAAATACTACATTTTGTAGATTTCATTTTAATAATAGTCTATCTTTTGCAGATTGTCAAGAGATTTTAAAAAAATAATTCTACATTTTTCAGATTTTTTTCTTGACAATCTGTGATTAGCGAATTATAATAAAAGCGTAGATAAAACATCTATAAAAGGAGAAACAAAGTGTCAAGAGAATTTATAGCACAAAAATTAAAAGAGTTAAGGAAAAAAAGTGGATTAACTGCCGATGAAGTCGGAAAATTAATAAATAAAAGCGGAAAAACCGTAAATGCATGGGAAAACAATCACGGTCAACCTGATGCAGAAATTTTAATCGCACTTTGTGATATATATAATGTAGATGATATTCTTGCAGAGTTCAGAGAAATACCAAACAAAAGCAACACTATGATTTTAACCAATCATGAAAAAGATTTGGTTTATGCTTATCGAAATCACCCTGAACATCAGTACACAATTGATACTATTTTAAAAATTAACGATAATCTAATACCAACGGTTAAAGCCGCACGAAGTGACGGCAACAGTCAACCTATTGAAATAGTAAACTTACCTGATCTTAGCAAGTTTGAGCCTGACGATACAGACTTATAAGCATTACATAATAAAAAACACCCCATAGGTTACAATACCTATGAGGTGATAAAATTTGAATTATGGACAATATAAAAATGCACGCAATGCCTCTTGGCAATGCTTAATCGACTACAGAATCAGCAACTTGCCTGTTAAAGTCAGTCAGATAGCAAAGCAAGCAGACATTGTTTTATTAAAAAATTCGGCGGTCAATCTGCTACACCAAAATGAGAGTGGAATAACTTTGATGCAAGATGATAAGCTGTACATCGTCTATGCTGATGAGCAATCTCCTCAGCGTTGTAGATTTACAATTGCCCACGAGCTTGGACACATTTTCTTAGGGCATTTATTTAAAGCTGACGGCAACGGCTTTTTAATAACTGATGATGCCGAACATTCGGCAAATGTGTTCGCTCGGGACTTGTTAGCTCCGGCTTGTGTGTTGCACGAAATGCAAGTAATCAATGCCGCTGCAATTGCAAATTTATGTGACATCAGCCTTGAGGCGGCAACCTACAGGGCTGAGCGAATGGCAGAGCTCGAACGCAGAAATGCCTTTTACCTGCATCCGCTCGAAAGGCAAGTAAAAGAGCAATTTTCAGATTTTATCAACAAAAAGAAAAACCTACCATAGCGGCAACTATGGTAGGAAAAATAGGAATAGTGAGAAGTCTGAACCTCTCTAATATTATTTTAGTATATGATATATATTTTGTCAATATATATCACAAAAGGGGAGGATTTATAAATGAATAAAAAAACTGTTGAAATTATTTCATTGGTTGTTGCCGTACTCGGCGCTTCTTTTGGAGTGAAGTCATTGTTATCACTTGATATAGGCGGCATTTTAATTGGCGTCGTTATATTTTTGGTTTGTATTGTGATTTTTGCTTTTGCTACAGCAATGTCGCAAACAAGCGTTAATAACGAGGTAACAAATCAAAAGGATAACAAGTTAATTGTTGATACACCACCTAAAAAATATTCGAGTACGAAGAATTTACCGCTTGATAAATCTGAAACAGGTTTAACTAACACAAGAACTTTTAAACTTGCTGGGGTGACGTTCGATGATCGCCCACATAATTTACAGGTAATTAAACAATGCCAAAATCGTGGCGAGCAGATTAAAATTGCATTAAACAAATACATATATGACGGAAAATACGCCATAGCTGTAACTGCAAACGGCTTAGAACTCGGAAACATAAAATCTGAAAACCTTGATTTTGTACTTGATAATCTTTATCGTATTTGCGGATACGAAAAACTATATATCAATAATTTTACCGATGAAAACGGAATTATAGTTTGGTATGGAGAAATCAAACTTGTTTTGGTAAATAAAAAGGAGGCTAAAGAGTATGAAATGTAAGAAAATATTTTCGATTATTTTACTTGCAATGTTTATCTTTGTTATTGCAGGTTGTGGAGAAAATAATATTCCCGACGGAATTAGCGAACAAGCGTACACCGCAGGCACTAAAGCACTTGAAATTACCGACAGCTATTTAAACTATGAAATAACAAAAGATGATGCACAAAAGCAACTCGAAGAAATTTCTGACAGACTTATCGAAGAAGTGAAGACAAGTAGTTTTGAAAAAGACAGCAATGTTGAGACTTGTGTAACTACCATATCGTTAAAAATGTATAATGATAAATCTGATAGTGACATTAGAGAAAGTCGAGATGCTTTAGCTGACAGGCTTGGCAAAACCGAAAATTAAACAATAAAAAAGCCGCCCTGACCTGTTGGCGCAAGTCGGAGCGGAAACCATTACACGGGTGCAATGGTACTTCAATCAGCAAATATATTGTACCACACCCCTGCGAAAATTACAATATTTTACAGGGGATTTTTGCGCCCATTTTTAGGAGCGTTAAAATGAAAAAATGTATAAACCGACGGTGTAACCGAGAATTGCAGGACAATTTTGCGTATTGTCCGTATTGCGGTAAAAACCAATCATCTGACAAGCCGAAAAACAGGCGCAGAACGAAAGGAACAGGAAGTATCTACATACGCAAAGACAGCAAATCAAAACCGTATGCTGCCGCAAGCAGTGTCACAGGGAAACAAGTATATTTGGGAACTTTCGCCACAAAGCGAGAGGCAGAAAACGCACTCAAAGATTATGAGTACAATCCCGTCAATGGCTTTAATATGACACTTGAGCAATTACACGATAAATGGGTAAAAACTAAAGCATATAAAAAACTTGGTGACAGCGTAAAAAGCAACTACGCAAGCGCTTATATCAAACTAAAACCCTTGTACAAGCGTAAATTTAGAGATTTACGCACATCGGATTATCAATATATAGTAGATTATTACGACAACCCACATCATGAAGTCGGCGCAGGCGGCAAACTGAAATATCTTTTACCCAATGGCAAAGGTACTTATAAGGTTACCGACACACCAAAAATATGCCAAGGCTTAGGATACTCGGCACTACACAAAATTAAATGCTTTGTTACAAGCCTTTACAATTTTGCGATGCAAGAGGACATTGTAAACAAAGACTACGGCACATTCATCGAACTGCCCGAACCTGAGGAGGTAAACGCTACACGCTTTACCGATGTACAGCTTGAGCTAATACGACAAAACATAGGCAAAGTGCCTTATGCTGATTATGTTTACATAATGTGCTATCTCAATTTTAGAGTAAGTGAGTTTTTGTCGCTGACCACGGAGCAATACCATGTCAGCGAGCAAGGAATACCTTACTTCGTGGCTGGCATAAAATCCGATGCCGGCAAAAATCGTATTGTTCCTATCCACCCTAAAATTTTAAAATTGGTTGAGAATTGTATAAATCACAAAGGTGAAACAATCTTCTGCCGAATCCACGAAGGTTCAGAGTTTGGCAAAGCGATGAACAAAGATTACTTTTTAAAATATGCTTTTCGTCCGGCGATGCAAGCGCTTGGCTTAGGCAATGAGTTTACTCCGCATAGTTGCCGCCGAACTTTCTCAACGAGAATGTCAGCGGCAGGCGCGAGGGAAGAAGATATTATCGCTCTTATGGGCCATACAGATTACAAGGTTGATATTGACCACTACATTATTCAAGAAGTTGACACCCTCTACAATGCGATAAAATTGCTGGCATAAAATAAGCCGTCCGATTACATTTCGGGCGGCTTTTGTTGTAGAAAATCTGTAGTTTATCTGTAGTATAACACATTAAAAGGTATAAAAAGAGGTAAATATTTTTAAAATTCAAAAATGTTGTAAACAAAGCAAAAAGCCAGTAAACAAGCCGTTTTTTGCTTAATTACTGACTTTCTTCGTGGCTCCCCCAACTGGGCTCGAACCAGTGACATCATGATTAACAGTCATGCGCTCTACCGACTGAGCTATGGAGGAATATAGAGCAATACACCCTTTTGGGTGTATGCTTTG